CCTTAAATCATACTGAAGTAGTATACGTGATACTGAACCGTGTAAATTAGACTGAAATAAGGTTTTCGTGTTAAAAAGACGAATTTAGACAATTACTTTAAACTGAAACCAGCCACGGCGGTGCCTGTGCGTTAGGTTTATGTGTGCTCAATACCTGTTAATTCAGTGATTTCTATTTTGAGTCGGTTTATTGATTTTATCATTCGGGGACTTGGCTTCTTTTCTAATTTTAATATTTTTAAAATATTAAGAACATATTCTAATCGTTGTTTTTCTTGTATGGTTAATGTAGTGTAATCAATTTTTTTAATTGGTTTAGGTCTTGGCCACTTTGGTATAGATCTAACTTTAATTTTAGGTTTAACTTCTTCTTTAACTTTGATGTTTGCAGGATTCATTTTACAATTTTCAAAATGACTATGTTCAAACACCCTTACCCATTCTTCATTTCTTGGATCAACTATGCTGCCGCAATGCAGACAAGTTCGTTTCCATTCATTTAAATAATCCCAGGTAGTTAAATTATAAATGCCAGAATGACCAACTTCTTGGATGGCTTCTTTAATACATTCTTGTTCTATTTTTAAAACTTCTAGATGTGTGCCTTTGAATAAAATTACTCTTTTAAATAATGCAGGATTTACATTGTAAACTTGTAAGAATGCTTTACCAGAACTGATATATCCATCATCAATGGTTCCTTTATGCTTACCAATATAATACTTGCCGGTATCAGTATTGATCCATTTATAAACAAATGCTTCATATTCCATAGTAGTATTTTAACATCTTACATAATAATTACAAATGAATTGAATAACCACACTTAAAATAGGGTTATTATTGCTATCTTTCGTTTATTGACACAAATACGCTGACATAGTATAATACTACTATGTTCAGCGTAGAACATACACACTTTAACACACACAGAGGAAATTATGGATACACTAGATTTTAAGTTATTGATTAAGACACGCATTGGTAATGCTCGTGAATATGGATATAACTTGCGTTATATTTTTAAGGGTATCAAGCCCGGCACACCTGCATTTAAGTTAGCAAAATCATTGGTCAAGGAATCAGCATAATGACTACAATCACTAAAAAGCGTTTTGATAAACTTGTCAGCGATTTTGAATACGGCATCATTGACCGTTGTAGAATTGGCTCATACACTATCAGTTGGCAACCCAATGAACAGACTTGCTGGATGTTTGAAAACGGTGTAGTTATTACCACTGGTGGATTTGAATACTTGCTTGAGAAATTCTTTTTTGATGAGGAGACAGTATAATGGATTGGTGTAAAAATAAAGAGCAGTTAAAGCAAGACCGACAAGAATTAGAAGCTTGGTGGCTTAAACAGAACATCACACCTCGCACAAGTAAAAGTGGTAAAGGTTATTACATTACACATTGGAATGTTTATCGTTATGAAACAAACTATCATGACATTTACAATAATGATCACCCTTTACCTACTATTCTTCAAGAAAATATTGAAGATATGTCCAGTGAAGAAGTGTGTAATAGGGAATTCGGTAATATAACTATATCCGTTGATGATTGGAATGGCAACGCTGATATTGTTATTAAAAAACGCATTGAAAATATTGAATTGACTAAAGCAACCAGACAAAAATGGTGGGAAGAAAATAAGGAGACAGCGTGACCATCACCGAACGATTAAAGTTAGAAATCATAATCCGTGAACATATAGACCGACACGGTGATGAGTTCTACACCGAACTTGCCAACATCTTAGAAAAGATTGAAAATGAAACTACTACTGATCTGCGTGGTCGCCCTAATCTCAGGGTGTGGCGGAACTGACTGTCCGGATACTAATACTAGAACTTTGATACACACACCAGAAGGTAGTTATACCGTAGTGTGCTCAAGTTTCCAATGTCCAGGTTTTCCTGCTGAACATAGATGTAGAATAGAATAAGATGATAAATAAATGCGTAGTAGGCAAACTCTCCTAGTAAAATAGTTGACTGCTCCTGTATAATTGTATTTGCCAAAGTAAATTTAGACAAGACCCACTACACTAAAAAGCTCAATATATATTGAGCTTTTTTTTCGGCAAAAATACTGCTATTGACATATAAAACTGAATGTGTTATACTAAATACTGTTGGCAAATAACAAAGAGAATATATGGGGTTGTTTAGTGGTTACACTCAATGACAATAGTCATTGTTTTATTAATTTATAGGAGACATTATGTCCAAATTTCAAGCAACAGGTCCGTGGACCATAACTAACGCAATTCTGCGTCCCAGTAAATATCACGACAGTGAATATACTTACATTACTATGCAAAATGAACAAGGAGAAATTGTTCACACAAACATAGAAGATGATTTTAATAACAATAGCCATTGGAAAAATGTTTTAGATGCGTTGGATGATAATTACGATGTTGTCATTGACAATGTTAATTATAAAACCAAATACAGTAAAATTGTTAGAGACAGTAGAACAGGTAATCCTGTTATAGATGCTGATAGTAAACCAGTTATTAAAGATGTTAAAAAAAATGTTATTAAACAATTTGAAGCTAATCGTAGAGAAGAATTTAATAATAAAAAATTAAATGATCTTATAAACAGTGGTATTGAGCAAATAAATGGTCAATGGAACATTGATCCATATATTGTAAAAAGAGATATAAGCCAAAAAGAATTAGTATTCGTTGAAGAATTGGACATACAATCCAAAGACGACATTGAAACAATGCGTGAGAAACTTAAAATTAAATCAATAATAAAATACGCAGATATGTTAAATCAAGGATATGAATTCAATGACTAATATAACAATTGACAGTCGTAGATGCGGCGAAGGTAAAACCCGTGATGACACAGAAGGATTAGTGCGTGATAAAGGTCGCGTGTTAAGCACTTGGGCTAATATTAAAACAAGATGGCAGTTAGGTGATCGTTGTTTGGTAGTCTTGCCCAGTTTAGCATTATGTGATTACTATCATAAACATTTGACTGAATTTCTCATAGAAGAAAATAGTTTACATTCAAATCAATTAGCAGTAATTACCAGTGATGGTTATTGTCAAGACGATAAGAAAAAAGTTAGTTGTAGTAATGTTCAAAGTCAATTACATCAATGTTTGGATGATAGGTGTGCTATCATCATTATTACACAACAGGCCTGGTTAAACAGTAATATTGCCAGCAATCAACGCAAATCGTATAACTTAATTATTGATGAAGCAATTATGCCTTATAGAGAAGTTGGTGTTTATCACGATAAAGAATGTCTTGTAGATTTTAATTGGAGTGAAAATACTAGTTTATTACAAGCACAGGATGGAGCAGTTGAATGGAATGAACTGCGTTTTAACAACATTAAGGGTAATTTCATTACAGATAGCAGTGAGATAACTAGAGATCTGTTTAATACTAATTGGCGTTGTCGTGTTCACGCAGATGATTATATAAAGTTTGCAGATGTTATCCCTAAAAATGAACGCATTAGTATAATACAAGAATTGTTGCCAAATCTATTTGAAAATTATAGCAGTATTTGGATTGCTTGTGCAGCCTTTGAATATACATTTATGCGTTTTTGGATGGACGCACATAATTTAACTTGGACTATACATTCTAAATTACAATTTAAGCAACATCAAGTTTCAATTAAACTTATGGGTCCAGATGACAGCAAGTTTCATTGGAGTAGTTACAAACAAAATAATGAACCAGAACTTATTCAACAGTTTAGTCAGCAAGCAAGAACAGAAACTAACAACAGTAGCGTGTTAGTTCTACGCAATAACGCACAGAATAGACAGATTTATCAACAAGAAGTAAGATTACCACATAATAGTGCTGGTAGTAATGATTACACTGACTACAAGTATGTTAGTTTAGAATCGGCATTAAATCCTACACCCAATATGACACGATTCTTATATGCTGTTTATGGTATTGGAGCAGGCACTGGGCAAAATGGAGTTAAAGATCCCGTTCATATGGCACAGACTGTTTATACATTTTACCAAACAGTAATGAGATGCTGTCTGCGTCGTGGTGAACCTGCCACAGTATTCAGTTTAGATAATAGAGTTATCCTTGGACTTGCTGAGTTCTTTACAAATGTTGATTTTGAAGAAATTAGATTAGTAAGAAACAAAGATATTGCGGATATTGGCCGCCCAGCAAGCACTGATCTAGGTAGAGCATTGACAGCAGGAGAGCGTGCGTTTATCTATAAAAAACGCAAATATCCGCAATACCAATCAATGACCAATGAAGAAATATTGGCAATGAAAAGTAGTAAGTGAACTTATTAGGAGTAACGAAACTTCTTATAGCGTATAAGCAATTTCGTTACTGCCAAAAATACAAAAAGGAAACATAAATGACAATACATAATGCATTAACTCCAGATCAACAAAGAACACAAACGAAATTAGTGAACTTGGCAAGAGAGAACTTACATAGGAATTGCCAAATAGAAATTAAACAAGCAGGTCCTCATTGGGGCTTGTATTGCAGTAATCCAAGATGCCGTAAAACAGGCGGTTGGATTGATTGGATTAAAAAAGATCAAGTAAAACACATATTTTAATAAACAGAGATAAATAAAACAAAGGAAACAAAAATGAAAGATATGCAGATTAAATTTATGAGTCAAACTTGGCAGATACGGGATAGTCAACCCAACGAACTACCTGAAGATACTCTAGGTCTATGTGACCCAAAGACAAATACAATTATAGTGGATCCCGACTTGCCCCCGCATGTATGGCAACAAACACTGGGACATGAACTGTGTCATTTAATTGAAATGACACTTAACCAATGTCTCACAGAACAGCAAGTAGATACACTTGCAACAGGACTTATACATTTGTTAAAAGAAAATCCTGAAATATTAACCCTATATCATACTCTAGTAGTAGATCAATGTTATGAGGACTATGACAGTTTTACACAAAGTGAGAATACATAATGCCAGCAAAACGTGGATGGTATAAACAAAAACCAGGATATAAAGAAGTTGGAGCATGGGCTTGGGACAATGACAAGTTATGGAGCAAGATTGAAGTTAGTTTGGATATAAATGCTTGCTGGCCCTGGCATGGAAGTATGAGTCCATCGGGAGCACTCATAGGAGCATGGAAAAAAGATCCTGACACTGGAGAATTTCGTCAACAAATGACACAGGCACGCAGACTAATCTGGAGTAGCCAAACCAATGAAGATGTAAGTCCATACAGAGTTACAATGCGTTGTCAGCGACAAGACTGTGTAAATTTTCACCATTTTGAACTCATGCCCACAAATAGACCGGAAAAAACACAATGGTAGAACGCAGAACTGATTTAATGCGACTAGCAAACATGACTGAAGATGATGAGATAGCATTAAAGAACTTGTGTAAAAAGTATGCCACAGAGATTACATTTAACACGGACTTTGAATACTACAGCGTGACATTCACGGATGAGGCTTGGTTGTTGGCAGTTATAGAAGATTGTAATATAGAAAGATACTTGAAATAATGCCAAGACCAACTCCAACAATATTAATGTCAAAACAATACACAGAATCCACGGGCATTGATGTCCTGGCTGCAACAAATTTATATGCAGTATTGTATAAATTACAACCTATAAATGTAAAACAAAGATACTATTGTATATCAGGTATAATTAACAAGTATCCCAAGTCAGTGTTTCCCAGCATTGCACCAGCAGAGAACTTAGCAACAAAGTTAAACACAGAGTTTAACTGCACAGACTTTACAGTGAAGAAAGTATTATAAATATATGGCAACTAAACACGGCGCATTCTTAATACACGGTGGACATGCACCACGAGAAGAGTTTGATATAATCAACACAGAAGATTATAATCTAAGACTCAAAAAGACTTGGGTTAAGGCAACAGGCGTATGGCACATACAAATACAAAGTCAAAGTATATTTGACAATAGGTTCGAGATGTTTCTTACACACGAACAACTAAAAACATTTAAGGATAGTTTATAATGTTTACGCAAAAGGAAATAGATCTTTTCTGGACTAAAGTAGATAAAACTGATACTTGTTGGAACTGGACTGCATATAAAGATAAAGGCGGATATGGAAGTCTTACTGTTAAAAGAACACCATACCTTGCACATCGTTTTACTAAACTAATATTAGGCGAAGATCCTACAGGATATGTTGTTATGCATACCTGTGATAATCCCGGTTGTGTCCGCCCAGAGCATTTAAAATTAGGCAGTTTAATAGAAAATAACTTAGATAGAGATAATAAAAATCGTCAGGCTAAAGGAATTAATAACGGTAATTCAAAACTTACAGAACAGCAAGTTTTAGAAATAAGAAATATGCCTTTTGGTAAGCGTGGTGACAATAAAAGAATACAATTAAAATATAACATTAGTGGATGGCAAGTTAGAGATATTATTAATAAAAAAGTTTGGAAACATATATGAATAGTCAAGAATATCCTGAACGCAAAGATCCAAAGATAGGCACTAAAATTGTCACGGGATTGATTGTGGGCAGAGATAAAAAAGTTATTCCTCAAAGCGAAGTAGAACATTTTGCCAGTCTTGGTTGCAATGATAGAGAAATTGCTGAATACTTTGGCATTAGTGAATCAACATTAAGATACAATTTTAGTTTAGAATTAACAAACGGGCGTCATCAACTAAAAACAAGTTTAAGAAGAGCACAACTACAAACTGCTCTCAGTGGAAACGCTACCCTGCTTATTTGGCTTGGAAAAAATATACTTTTACAATCGGACAATCCTACAAACACAGTTGATACTAAACCTTTACCTTGGCATGATGAAAACACTGATCAAGTATTTGATGATGAAGACATTGATGAGATTAAAGATAATCTCAAACAAGAACTCAACGACATAAATGCCTCTAAGTAAGCCACAACAACTTATAGCAGAATGTCCAATTAGATTCCGTGTAGTAGTAGCAGGACGACGCGGAGGAAAAACTTTTCTCAGCATGAGAGAACTTTGTCGTTATGCCAGCCAACCTAACAGCGTGGTATGGTATTTGACAAACAGTAGACAACAAGCAAAAAGTCTTGTATGGGATAAACTTAAAAATAAACTTAGAAGTCTACGCTGGATCAAAGACACAAATGAAAGTGAACTTACGATCAGTCTCGTAAATAATTCTAAAATATGTTTGAAGAGTGCAGAGCAAGGTGACAATCTGCGTGGTGAATCATTAAACTTTATTGTCATTGATGAGTTTGCTGACATTGATCTAGATATTATTTGGAATCAAATTATCCGTGCTAGTCTCAGTGATAAGAAGGGACACGCATTATTCATTGGCACACCCAAAGCAGGTAATCAAACTGCTAGAGATTTATATGACAACTATCTAACTAAGAAAGGTTGGATGTCATTCTCCTACACAACCATTGACGGCGGATTTGTTGATGCTGAAGAGATTGAACAGGCCAAACAGGATCTAAGTCCAAAAGTATTTGCACAAGAATACCTTGCAAGTTGGGAACAGTTTGCTGGTGTTATTATGTATGAGTTCGGTGAACATAACATCACAGAAGTAGTTAAGCCTAATGAATATGAACAATTGGTAGGAGGACTTGATGTCAATGTCACACCACTTTGTGCTCAAGTAGGTCGCAATACCAGTAAAGGTATTGAAATATTTGATGAGATTATATTAGAGAATAGTAATACAAATGAGTTCTGCGATGAACTGCGTAATAGATATCCAAAGAATCCTATTACTGTGATGCCGGACCCTGCAGGGCAACAACGCAAAACAAGTGCTAATGGCAATACAGATATTAAGATTCTAGAGATGGCTGGATTTACAACAAGATATCATCGTAGTCATCCTTTAGTCAAAGATAGAATAAATGCTTGTAATAGTTTATTCTTTCTGCGTGATGATAACACTACAAGATTTAAAATAGATCCTCGTTGTAAGCATACTATTAAAAGTTTAAGAAACTGGAGTTACAAACCAGAAACAATGGTCCCACAAAAAGATGGATGGGATCATGCTTGTGATAGCATTGGCTACTTAATTGAGTATCTATATCCTATACAGAAACCACAGCAACGAATTGTTCCTAGAGCATTCGGTCATGCCTTAGCATAAATATACACATTAAAAGGAGCCATTATGGCGGAACTCCAGACCTTCCAAAACGCTTACCTGCAAGCAACAGCAGGAAATACAACCTACAGCAGAAATCAACAACGCTGGAAGTTCTTGCTTGATTCATTTACAGGCGGGCAAGCATATCGTGAAGGTGCTTACCTACAGCGTTATGCACTAGAAACAGACACGCAATATGCTGTTAGATTAAACAATACACCCTTAGACAATCAAGTAAGAAGTTTAGTAAGTCTTTACACAAGTTTCTTATTTAGAACTGAACCTGATCGTGAGTTTGGTAGTTTAGAAAATAACTTTACCATTGAAGATATTGTCAAAGATGCTGACTTAGATGGACGCAATATGAATGCGTTTATGAAAGATGTTGCACAATGGGCCAGTGTATTTGGACATGTTTGGATAGCCGTTGCAAAGCCTGATGTAGGTGCAATCACTATGGCAGATGAACAAGCAATGAATGCTAGACCTTACCTGTCAATGTATAATCCTTTAGCAGTCACAGACTGGCGTTGGGCAAGACAGCCTAATGGCGGTTATCAATTAGAATATATCAAGTATGTAGAAGAAGTCAATGGCACTGAAACCGTTGTTAAAGAATGGACATATGATACAATTACAACTTACAATTTAGACACACAACAAGAGCGTGTCACAGATATGACTGTGGAAACAAATGGCCTAGGTTATCTGCCATTCGTATGTGCCTATGCTGAACGCAGTCCTGTTAGAGGACTAGGTAATAGTTTAGTTGATGACATCGCAGACCAACAGCGTATGATTTACAATGAACTAAGTGAAGTTTATGACAGCATTCGTTTAGACACCCATCCGTCACTTGTCGCGACCGCTGGGACTAATGCACAAGGTGCTGCCGCTGGTCAAGTTATTACAATGGAAGAGAATTTGGATCCTAACTTAAAGCCCTATGTCTTACAGTTTGAAGGCGGACAAATAGATAAGATTTACACAAGTATTAACAATCGTAAAAAGATGATTGATAGCATGGGTAATGTTGGAGCAGTAAGAGCAACAGAAACTAGAGAGATGTCAGGCATTGCCATTGAAACAGAGTTCACCTTGCTTAACGCACGCCTAAGTTCCATAGCAGATAATTTAGAACTCGCTGAAGAACAAATTTGGAGTATCATATACACATATATGGGTTATACATGGGATGGTGAAATAGATTATCCAGATAATTTTGCAATGCGTAACACAGACAATGAATTGGCACATTTGAAAACTGCATTTGAAATCGTGCGCGATCCAGTTAAGATTGCACTAATAGAAAACGCTGTAATGGATGCTATTGATATTGAAATGCCAGAGCACGAACTTGCTGAAGAATTAGCAGAACAACAAGGCTTGCCTGAGCCTGATGAAGAAGAAATAACAAGAACTTATCCTGATGGCACAGCAATTAGCCCTGATTTACCTGAAGCATATGAGCCAGCAACTGGTGATGAAAACTGTAAAAACTGCGGTTATTACTTAGAAGGATTATGCACACGCTGGAACAATGCACCAGTTAAAGCAACATGGTGGTGTGCCGCCTGGGAACCTAGTGCTGAATATGCTAGACAAACAAGTGAAATAACAGAGTAATGGCCTCATATCGTCCTAATGAACAAATGGCATTAGCGGCACGCAGAGGATTGAAAATGCGTGAAGAATCAAGCCCTAGTGCTCGTGGTGGCACAGCAGTGGGACTTGCCCGTGCTAACCAATTTGCTAAAAGACAAAGTGTAAGTTTGGACATCGTTAAAAGAACATTTAGTTTTTTAAGTCGTGCAAAAGTTTATTACAAGCCTGGAGAGAATACTCCAGGCACACAGGCATATTTGCTATGGGGCGGTCCAGCAGGCTTAACTTGGGCACGAAACATCTTAGACAATATTGAATAATTTTATATAAATACACTACGAACAGAATTATCTGTTTAAAAATTTAACTCTTAAAGAGGCGAGGACTACGATGACCCAACAAGAAACATCGGCAACAGAGAACACTGATAACTCTCAAAATGATCAGGCAACGGAGAAAACTTTTACGCAGGCAGAAGTAAACGCTATTCTAGCAAAGACCAAAAGTCAGTTAGAAAAGAAATATGTCAGCAAGTATGAAGAACTTGGAGATCCAGATACTCTCAAACAAATTGTTAGTGAGCATCAAAAGATTCAACAAGAACAACAACTCAAGCGTGGAGAGTTCGATCGTGTTATCCAAGAATTAGCAGCCAAGAAGGATGCAGAAATTCAAAAGAGGGATAAAGTAATAGAAAGTTTCAAAGTAGAAACTCCTATTGTAGATGCAGCCGCTCGTTATCGTGCGGTAAATCCAGATCAAGTTAAAGCATTGATTCGTAATCAAGTTAGACTTAGTCCGGAAGGTGAAGTTGAAGTATTAGATGAAAAGGGTGTTGTTCGCTATGATGACAGCGGTAAACCCGTAAGTGTGGATAGTTTTGTTCAGTCATGGCTGCAAAGCAATCCGCATTTTGTGTCGGCAGCACCTGCCACAACTAATACTCGTAGCAATGTCACAGGCAACTCTACAAAGAAAGTTGATATGACTAAACTGGATATGAAAAATCCTGAGCACAGAAAAATCTATGCTGAATATCGTAAAACAGCAGGATTAGCCTAAAATTCATTTAAGGAGAATTCAAAATGGCAGGTTCAACCACAACAACCCTCAACGACCTATTACCTGAAATTATTCAGGAAGCAATGTTCGTTGCATCAGAGCGCAGTATCATGCGTGGTCTGGTAAAGAATTATACTTTGGCCGCTGGTCAAGGTAAAAATGTAAATGTTCCAATTTACCCAACACAGTCAGCAGCCGCTGTTACTGAAGGTGATGAAGTTGGTAACACAGCAGTAAGCACAAACACAGCACAATTAGTTGTTAGCCCAGTTGCTATCCGCACATTGCTAACTGACTTGGCCCGTGTATCAGCCGCTTCTAATGTAGTTGCTGACTTAGGTCGCTTGTTTGGTGAAGCCATTGCTCGTAAAATGGACCAAGACTTGACAGCAAAGTTCAGCCAATTCAACGCTGGCTTTGGTGACTTCAGTGGTCAAATCACAGCCGCTAGTATCTTCCAAGCAGTTGCTAAATTAAAAGCAGCCGCTGTTCCAACAGAAGGTATGGTCTGCGTATTACACCCAGAAATTGCTTATGACTTGAAGGCAGCATTAACAACTCAAGGCAACACACCATTCACAGCCGGTGCTTACAGTGAAGTAACCAACGAAGCAATGCGTATGGGCTATGTTGGTCAAATCGCTGGTATCCCAGTTTATGAGACTTCTAACATTGCTAACAACGGCACAGCCGGTGACATTCCAGGTGCTGTATTCCAGCGTGATGCTATCGGTCTTGGTATGATTGGTGATATCGCTATTGAGACACAACGCCGTGCGGCTTTCTTGGGTGACGACATTGTATGTTCAGCATACTATGGCACAGGCATCCTACAGAACAACTACGGTCGCTTCTTGGCATTTGACTCAAGCATCAACCCTTAATTGCTAAATTAATCTAAAAGGACTATCACAATGAATAGAGCATTTATATACAGTTATAAAACATTTGTAAGTTTTGCGACTTATGAGGATGTCACTAATCGTGATAGTCGTGTTTTTGAAGCAAATGAAGATTTAACAGAATCCGAAATCAATAATTACTTAGAACAAGCCAGTCAGCGTATTCTTACACAAATTAGAAACACTGAATGGTGGAGAGAATATCAGCGTAGAATGGCACAGATCATAAATCCAAACCTATTACCCGCTGTAAATCCAGATTATATATTAGCCAGAACGCAGGAGTTCATAGACCTTAATGTGTATTTTGCATTATTTGAATATGTTTATCCTAGTGTTGCTGACTTTGGCAATCCTGACAGTGCTGAATTTGCAAAAATTAAGTTCTACAAGGACAGCTATAATCTATTGTTTGATGAAATTATTGAAGCAGGTGACTGGTATGACTTCAGCGAAAATGGAACAATTGACACCGCAGACAAGATGGCTAGCGTAGTAAATAGAGTTCGCGTAAGATGAGAACAGAATTATTAACTTATTTGACAGCACAACTAACTGAATCTATCAAGACCAGTCAGGAACTGCCTTTTCAAGAAGGAACTAATCCACTGTATATGAAGAATGCTCGTAGAGTATATCTTGATGAACCTTACACGGAAGAAGAAGACTTGTTACCAACTTTGGGAAGTTTAATTATCAACCAAAGAGTAACTATTGTAAGATGGTTCTTAACAGTTGATGCAAAAAACAGAAACACAGATTTAGATTCAGCATTGACAATCTTAGGTAGTGCTAAAGATATCACTACCATCACAGGCGTTTATAAACGCTTGTTTGACTATACGGTCAGCATAGACAATGATAGAGTTGTCTATGAGGGCGAATATAGATTTTATAATTTAGCATAAGGAAAAAAATATGGCATACATATTCCCAGCACCCGGCGCAGTTGGAGTTCAAGCAACTCTATCAATTGCCAATGATGCTTTGACCACAGATGTTAATTTGAATATCCCAGCAATGCAAGACATTACGATTAACAACGCTAATGATGTATTCACTTGGACTCAATTAGACAGTGGCAGTAAGCAACAGGTTGCTACGACAGCAACCAACGATCTAAGCATGAACATTGTTCTAGATCAAACTGTATTCTTTGGACAGTTCACAACTGTGGCCAATGTGGCAGCACTACCAACTAGTGGTATGACAGTGGGCACAATTTATTTTGCCACAGCAGAAGGCACTTGGTATAAAGCAACATCAGCAACTGTGACTGCGTTGATCACAGGAACCAGTGCCTCCAGCAGACCTGCTGTAGCCGCAGGCATTTTTGGTCTAAGCAAAGACAAGACTTTAGTTGACTTCACATTGTTCCTGGGTAAAACCAGTGCAGGTGCCGCAGGTAAGACAATTACTGGTAATGGTTACATTACTGGTTTGGCTCCAACTGTGTCAGCAGATTCTCCAGTCTGGGTGAGTCCGATTACGCTCACGGTCACAGGTGACTACACAGTAAGTTGATTCTTTAATTAGAATAGCAACAAGCACCTTCGGGTGCTTTTTGTTTTTCAGCATAAATAACACTGACAGGAGATGTGATGATATTTGATAACAAAACAAATAATGAGATATTTCGCAGTATAGAAGCAGAAGTTGCCAAAGCACTAGCGGAATTAAGATGTGCCAAGAGAGACTTGGAACAAGCAGAAGTTAGAATGAAGTTTGCACTAGCAACCGTTCATTACCTAAAACAAAGATATGAGGATATGAAATGAATATAGGTAATTTCGCAAAGAAACCCGAATTAATTAAAATAGAAATTAATGATCCAGACATAACAGCAAACTACAATGGTGAAGTTAGTTTCTGGTTATATGATAGTGTTGATATCAACACATACTTTAATTTCTTCAAAAGCCAAGCCGATCAGGATGGCAGTCAATTAAACGAACTATTAAGAAATCTCATCTTAGATGAGCAAGGTAATAAAGCCATTTTAGAAGGCAATGTATTACCAGTTGACTTAGCCATAGCAGCCATTACCGCAATTAATGAACGCTTGGGAAAGTCAAAGACCAAGACATCAACCCCAGAGACTGGGAATCAGCAAGATTAATAACAATAGGAGCATTGGCAAAAATGTATGGACAACTACCCAGTTATATTCAAGCCAATGCCACCACATTTGATATTATGGTCTATGATGTTATGATGTCTTGGGAAGAACACCAACAAAATCAAGCAGAAGGCAAGTTACAAACACCTAAACTTAGCCAAGAACAAATGATGGCAATGTTGGAGAAAGTAAGGAACAAATAATGGCAGGTGAAATAAAATTTCAATTAGATAAAATTAAAGCAGGATTGGATCCTAGACAAATGGCTAAACTTGCTTATCCAGTATTCGTAGATGCTACACCTGAAAGAACTGGTAATGCTAAACGCAATACCAATCTAAGAAATACTGCCATTAATGCTGCCTATCCCTATGCACAGAGATTAGATGATGGTTATAGCAAACAAAAACCAAATGGTATGACTAAGCCCACTGCTAAATGGTTTGCAGATTATATTAAAAGTCTAGGGAGCAACTAATGGCTGATACTACACAGAATTTTATAGCAAATTTCCAAGTCAAAGGCCTGCAAAGTCTTGATCAAGCAGAAAAGAAAATAACTGCTATTGATGATAAAATTAAAGGACTTGCTGCCACATTATTGGGTGTAAGTTTTGGAGCATTTATAGCAGGTGCATTTCAAGCCGCAGACGCTGTCAGTGATTTAAGTGATGCTACTGGTTTAAGCATTGCTGGCATTAAATCATTCCAGGACGCACTAGGAGCAAGTGGTGGTAAAGTTAAAAATGCTGAACGAGCAATTTTAGGATTTATTCAAGCAATTGAAACTGCTAATGATGGAAGTTTAAAAGTTCGTGATGCTTTTGCTAAAGTGAATGTAAGTTTAACTGATCTTAAAAACCTAAGTGAAGCAGATTTATTACAAAAGACCATTGAAGGTCTTAGTAAAATGGAACAAGGCAGTGAAAGAACTGCTACACAGGCAATTTTATTAACCAAAGCATTCCGTGGTGTTGATGTTGCCAAATTCTTTGATGAGTTTGAAAAAGGTAAAATAAGCAGTGAGGAACTTGCTGGAAAAATTAAAGCAGCCGCAGATAGAGTTGCTGAGATGGAGAAGAATTTTAGAATTCTTCAAGAAGGTGCGTTACTTGCTTTAGAACCTATTCTAGCAATGATGGGTGAAACCAAACTCACTGCTGAAGCCGCTGCCAAAGGCATAACGTTTATAGGTGTAGCATTGGGATTGACATTCGGTGCCGGAGTTGTAGCAAAAGTTATTGCGCTAAACACAGCAATATTAGGCACAGCAGCCGCAACTGCATTAGTTGGTAAAAGCCCAGTAGTTAGACTTATTGCTGGTATAGGACTAGCATCATTAGAAGCGGCCGGTGCATTATATGCATATGATAAAGCATTAGCATCAATTGACGAAAGTCAAAAGAAGGCTGCTGAAAGTGCTGGTAAAGTTATGCCAGAAGCCGCTGCTGGTGGAGGCAATGCTAATCGCACACAAGAATTAGATGCTAGACAAAAAGCCGCAATTGAAAGTAATAAACGTATTGCTCAAAGCAATGCCGAAACTGATCTACAATTTGCACTAAGAACAGCCAGCGATCTAGAAAAGATTGACATGCAGGCTCAGACTGATCTAGCCAAGGCCAAAGAAGAAATATTCACTAAAGAAAATTTAAGTAAAATACAAAAAGAAAGAGAATATGCTGCCAAAGCACGAGAAATTAATGAAAAATCTACCACAGAGTTCATTGCAAAACAAAAAGATTTACAAGCACAAGTTCAACAGCAAAAGGTTGGATATGCCCAGTCCAATGTCCAATTATTAGGACAAGAATATACCGAAGTTCAGCGTGTCACAGATCAAATTGCTCAACAACCTCTTAAGTATAAAGAGATTGGCGATCAATTATTAAAGAATGCAGCTGCACAAGATCAAATTAGAAAATCTATTGAAGAAACTGTTAGAATTCGTCAAGTAGAAAAAGAAAGCAGTGATATTATTGGTAATAGTTTGCTCAAAGCATTTAATGCTCAACAACAATCATATATTTTAAGACAGCAGGCATTGGGTTTATCTAAATTAGAACTAACAGAAATTCAAGCACAATTTGATGCACAAAATAAATTATATGAATTAGCAAATACTGTTTCGGGAGCATACGAATCAAGATTAATGGCTGAAGGTAAAAGTAATGATCTTACAAAAGAACAAATATCACTGGGATTAAAATATAATGATTTATTAGCAAATAGAAGAACTGCTATTGAAAATGAAAGACTTGATAAGATTAAATTGGCAGAAACAGAAAATGCTCTAAGACAAGATTTTAATGCAGGTTGGGCCAATGCATACAGCAAGTATGTAGAAGATAGTAAAAATGCCGCAGATCAAGCAAAAACATATTTTGACACATTCTCCCGTGGTTTTGAAGATGCTTTTGTTAAGATGGTTCAAACCGGCAAACTAAGTTTCAAAGACTTGGCTAACAGTTTGATTGCAGACTTTGCTAGAATACAAGCAAAGAAAGCATTGCTGGGTATATTTAACATGGGCGGTGCTGGTAGCAGTGGAAGTGGCTTTAGTTTAGGAACATTCTTTGGTAGTTTATTTGGCGGATTCAAAGCCATGGGCGGTCCAGTAAGTGCTGGCAGTGCATACATGGTTGGTGAGCGTGGTCCAGAAATGTTTATGCCAAAAAGCGCAGGAACTATTGTTCCAAATTCATCATTAGGTGGTAGTGGCAGTAATATGACCGCAGTGACTTATAACATTCAAGCAGTGGACGCCAGCAGTTTTAGAAGTTTAATTGCTAGAGATCCAGAGTTTATTCACAATGTAGCAGAACAAGGGCGTCGTAGTATGCCCATAAGGAGTAGAAGATAATGGCTTTACAAGATATTATAGACACGGCAGTTAATGTAGAAGTTAATCGCAGTAAATTAGTGGCACAGACAGTGAGCCGCAGTGGGCGTATCAGTGTTGCCAGTCGCAACTGGGCAAATCCATTTAGATTTGTAGTTACACCCAAGCCTGTTTGGACTGCCGCAGAATACAGAGCAGTATTTGAACCTTTATTGGATCGTGACAAATATGAAACACATGGTATATCATTGAGTGCTGTTAATAGTTTAGGTATTACAACAGAAGGCAACAGTTGGATGATAAACTATCAAGGCAATGCTGGCAGCGATAATAATATAAAT